CGATGCCGACCTCGTATAACGGCATTTCTGTTGGCCCCATCACGGTTGCGAGCGGGGCGACGGTGACGATTTCCTCGGGACAACGCTGGGTGGTGATCTAATGAGTACGATTGCAGCGGGAACCACTGGCACCACGGCTCTGCAAAGCACGGGCGATACGACCGGCAATCTGGTCTTTCAAACCAATGGCACGACCACTGCGCTGACGTTGACTACAACGCAAGCCGCGAACTTCGTCGGTGTAGTGTCTGATGCGGCGGGCAATCTTCGCGCTATACCTCAGTCTGGTGCCGCTAAGACCGGCAGCTATACGCTGACCACAGGTGATGTTGGTGAATTTATCAATGTCAGCACTGGCGGCAGCATCGTGATTCCTGACGCCACGTTCTCTGCTGGTGACGTGGTGTCCGTGTTCAACAACACGTCGGGCAGCATCACGATCACCTGTACGATCACCACGGCTTACATTGGTGGCACGGATGCCGACAAAGCGACCGTCTCCCTCGCCACCAGAGGCGTCTGCACCATCCTGTTCATCTCTGGCACGGTCTGCGTCATCACAGGAAACGTCTCGTGAGCGGTATCCATCTTGCCCTTCTTGGTGGAACATTTGGCAGTGCTGCAACTCCCAGCGTTGAATATCTTGTTGTGGCTGGTGGCGGCGCTGGTGGCGGCAATGCGGGAGGCGGCGGCGGTGCGGGGGGCATGTTAACTGGGTTTAGTGTTGCAGTTTCAGCCGGATCACCAATCACTGTTACAGTTGGCGCAGGTGGAGCCATAGGCGCAGGTCTTGGCCGGGGTTCGAGTGGCAACGATTCTGTTTTTTCCTCAATAACCGCGACGGGCGGCGGGGGCGGCGGCGCTGGGCGAAGTGGGACTAATGCTAACGGTCTTGCAGGTGGGTCAGGTGGCGGCGCTGGGTCGGCAGGCTCTGCTGGAGGCGCGGGAACTAGTGGGCAAGGGAATAACGGCGGCAATCCGTTTGATGCTGGTGGCACAGATGAAAACGGCGGCGGCGGCGGTGGTAAAGGTGGAAACGGGTCTAGCGCAAGTTCCAACCAAGGCGGTTCTGGCGGAAACGGTATAAATAGTTCAATTACGCTAACCCCTACTACATATGCGGGTGGCGGAGGCGGCGGAGCCAATGGTGGAACCGCTGGAACGGGCGGCTCTGGCGGAGGAGGAAATGGCGGCAGGGGGAGCGGGCTAGGCCAAGCTGGCACTGCCAATAGGGGCAGCGGTGGCGGCGGCGGCGGCGGACAAGATGTTGCTGCCGGAGCAGGTGGATCAGGAATTGTGGTTATACGATATTCTGACACCTATCCTGCCGCTATCGCCACTACTGGATCGCCAACGATCACTGTTTCTGGCGGTTATCGTATATATCAATGGACCGGCAGCGGTTCAATCACGTTCTAGGAGTAAGAAATGCCAGTCACGATAGTTGGCAGCAACACACCGACCGCAGGCGGCGTTGGCTATGGCGACGGGGCAAATGTGGCGTTTACTGGCGCGGGCACATCTGGTCAGGTACTTGTCTCTAATGGCTCTAGCGCGCCCGGCTTTTCGTCTACAATCTCTAGCGCCACTCTCTCCAGCCCGACGCTTACTAACCCGACCGTCAGCGCCTACACGGAAACGGTGGTTGCTCTTGGCACGGTGACAAGCTCCGCGACTATCGCGATCTCTGCTGGAACGGTTATCACGGCTACTCTTACGGCCTCGACTGCCTGCACGTTCACAATGCCTACGGCCACCGCTGGCAAGTCCTTTGTCTTGCTGCTCAAACAAGCCGCCAGCACAGGCAACGGCACTGCCACGTTTACAGGCGTCAAATGGCCCACGGCTGGTGCGCCAACAATCACCGCGACCGCTGGCAAAATGGACATTCTGACGTTCATTTCTGACGGCACAAACTGGTATGGCACCTACGTTCAGGGGTACACTCCGTAATGTTCGCAGCCAAAAACCTTCAGTTTTCTTCTTCATCCGCTGCTGCTGTTAGATCGTTTACGATCTCTCCTGCGGTGTCGGGGAAGTCTACTTGGAATTTGGATACGGACGGTCCTCTAACGCTTTCTACGTATGGTGATTGGACTATTGTCCCAACTGGGACATTTTCCGCCACCGTTAAAATGTGGGGCGGTGGTGGTGGACGAGGAAACAACACTGGCGCTACCGGCGGCGGCGGCGGCGGTGCAACTGGAACAGTATCTTTTACTGGTTCAACAACTCATTTGCTGTCCGTCGGCCAAGGTGGTCAATACGGAAACCCGTCCGCAGCGGCGTTTAATGGAGGCGGTCCCGGTAAGGGAAGCTCTCAAAATGCTGGCGGCGGCGCTGGATATACAGGCATTTTCCGCAACTCAAAGACTCAGGGCAACGCTGTTCTGATGGCCGGTGGGGGTGGCGGCAACGGATATTCATTTGGAACAAATCAGGGCAATGGCGGCGCTGGCGGGGGCAGCAGCGGTCAGTCCGGCTATGGCGGATCGGCTGCCGGCGATGTTAACAATCAAGGCACGCAATCTGCGGGCGGCCCTAGCGGCTCGGGATCAGCATCCAACGGGTCGGCCCTTCAAGGCGGCGACGGAACTGGTGGCAGTTATAACGGCGGCGGCGGCGGCGGGTATTTTGGCGGCGGTGCCGGTGGCACGTTTAGCACCCCAATTAGCACCAACTATGCCGGCGGCGGCGGTGGTTCAGGCTATGTAAACAACACTTACGTTACAGGCGGAACGCTATATACTGGCAGCTATGCAACTCCGGGGAATAGTTCTGACGCCCAGCGTGGGACTTCTGGAGCCGGGTCTACTTCACAAGACACAAACGGCAATGATGGCCGTATTTATATCGCGTGAGGGGTAAAATGGCGCACTTTGCCCAAGTTGATGAAAATAACGTCGTCTTACAAGTTATCGTTGTTAATAACAGCGAGCTTTTGGACGCCCAAGGCGCGGAACGTGAGGAGCTTGGCGTTGCTTTTTGTCAGTCTCTTTTTGGGGCAGAAACGCGCTGGGTTCAAACAAGCTACAATGCTAACTTCCGCAAAAATTATGCTGGAATTGGCTTCTCTTATGATTCTGGCCGAGACGCTTTTATAGCGCCAAAACCTTATCCGTCTTGGATTCTAAACGAAGATACGTGTCAATGGCAGGCTCCAATTCCTTATCCATCCGACGGCGGCTCATATGTATGGGATGAATCTTCCACTGGATCGCCAACATATCAAACTTGGGTTGAAGTGACCTACGAGGTGTAAGATGCCTTCAACGATCAACGCCTCCAACGGAGCCACAAGCGGTCTGATCTCCACGGGTGACGCCTCTGGTGTTCTGGCCCTTCAGACCAACAACGGCACCACAGCTCTTACGCTTGGCACGGATCAGTCAGCAGCGTTTGCTGGCGCGGGATCGTTTGCCGGGAAACTCACTCTTGCTGGTTCTTCTTCTTCCTTGGCGTCTTTGCTGACAAATATGTCGGAGCTTGCCACGGTTTCTGCCACGTCCTCGATTGGCACGATCACGTATGACGTGACTACCCAGTCCATCCTTTACTACACGGTGAACTCCTCTGGTAACTGGACAATTAACTTCCGCGCCAGCAGTGGGACTAGCCTAAACACAGCCATGTCAACGGGGCAGGCCATTACGGTTGCTTTTCTTTCCACCAATGGTCCGACTGCGTACTACAACAACGTCGTTCAAGTTGACGGCTCGTCTGTAACGCCCAAGTATCAGGGTGGCACAGCATGGTCGTCTGGTAACGCTTCCAGTATTGACGTTTATGTTTATACGATCATCAAGACTGGCGCTGCCGCTTTCACGGTTTTGGCGGCTCAAACGCGATACGCATAAGGGGGAACGATGCCAAACATTATCTCGCAGGGGGCTGGCTCGGCGCAGGGGTTTGGTTTTGCGGCTCGGGCCTCCGGGCCTGCTACGTATGTTGAAGATGTTTTTTCTACGTACACTTACACGGGGACGGGTGGCGCAAAGGTAATACAGAATGGGGTTGCTCTTGGGTCGTCAAATGCGGGTGGCTCTGCATTTTTTGATAATTCTTCAAACTGCTATGCCAGCGTTCCTTGCACGTCGGGTTCCGTTCTCGATCTGAACTCTGTGGATTGGACAGTTGAATGTTTTGTTTTCTTTAATGCTTGGAACAGTTTGAACAATATTTTTGGAGCTTCAAACGTAAACAATTACTTTGGGCCGCGTACCAGCGGAACAACAATTGAATATCAACCCGGTTCTGGCGCGCAGTTTAACTTTGCCTGCTCCATGTCTCTCAACACTTGGTATCATATAGCTCTTACCAAATCAGGTTCTTCAGTTAGATGTTTTATCGCTGGCACTCAAGTTGGCTCAACTGCCACTTCTTCTGAAGCTCCATTTTTGGTTTCTGCATCACCGCTCAGACTGGGCGCTTACGCAAATGGCGGCAACAACGTAAATGGATATATTTCTAATTTTCGTGTGACTAAGGGCGCGGCTCTTTACACGTCTAACTTTACGCCTCCATCGTCAGCGCTGACTTCTTCAGCTAACACGTCCCTTTTAACGTTTCAGGGGACATCTCAATTCACTGACAAGTCAAGTAACGCGCTGACAATCACTCAAGTTGGAACTGTTTCTGGATCATCTTTTGGCCCTTTTAACAGCGGCACTGGATATGGTGGGTTGGTCTGGATTAAATCTATTCCAGACATTTCCGACCACTTCCTTTTTGACACAGTTCGTGGGGTCAATCAGGAGATCAATAGCAATACGGCTAATGCTACAACTGCTTTGGCAGACAGCTTGACCGCGTTTAATGAAAACGGTTTTTCTGTTGGCGCGGCCACTGGCGTCGGCGTCAATGGCACTAACTATATGTCCTACACGTTTAGAAAGCAGCCTAAATTTTTTGATATTGTGACCTATACCGGCAACGGTGGCGTTCAAACTATCAATCACAATCTTGGTTCTACTCCCGGCGCTATTTGGATTAAAAGAACTGACAGCGGAGTGCCCGGTTGGATTTGCTACCATGAGAGCATTGGTAACGCTTCATATGTCAGTTTGAATGGAACTACGACTGTCGCAACGACAGCGTGGAACTCTACCAGCCCGACAGCGACGAACTTTACCCTTGGCAATCTCGCAGCCTCCAACGCGTCTGGCGGCTCATTCATCGCATATTTATTTGCCAATAATGCGGGAGGTTTTGGTGCCTCTGGCACTGACAATATCATTACCTGCGGCATGTACACGGGGACCGGGGTGTCCGGTAACTCAGTTAATTTGGGTTATGAGCCGCAATATGTGATGATTAGAAGGTATGACGCAGCAGGGTCTTGGTATTTTTTTGATAACATCAGACCGTTTAGCAATACTGCAACCTCATATTTTCTTGCTAATACAACTGCCGCAAGCGCAACGGCAACGCCGCCGGGAATTGCTCCTACGGCCACGGGTTTTGTTCTGCCTACTACCAGTACAATATATAACGCTTCTGGCGGAACATATTCTTATATAGCTATTCGTCGCGGCCCCATGAAAACGCCGACAAGCGCGACAAGCGTTTTTACGCCCGTTTATGGTGCCGCAACCACTCCGGGCATGTCGTCTTCCTTTGTCGTGGATGCCTCTTGGATTGGTTTCCCCACTGGTAACGCAAGTTATCCAAACGCTTCTGCGCGTTTAATAAATAATGAATACTCAGTGATGCCTTCTACGGCGGCAGCGGTAACGTCAACGCAATGGAATTATCAATTTAATAATGGATTTGGAGGAACAGCTTTTGATTCCACTTTTATTGGTTGGCTCTTTGGTCGCGCGCCCGGATTTTTTGACGTTGTTTGCTACACTGGCACAGGCGCAACTGCAAATATATCGCATAATTTGAAGGTAGCTCCTGAATTTATGGTTATTAAAAAGAGAAGCGCTGGTGCGTCAAACTGGGCGGTGTATGCAGCCGGAATTGGCTCATTCACACTAGTATTGAGCAATGCAAACGGAAAGCAGGCGGATTTTAACGCATACTTCGCGAACACTAATCCTACATCTTCCGTCTTTACGGTTGGCACAGATGCGGACACAAACGTGTCTGCCGGGACTTATATCGCATATTTGTTTGCGAGCTTGGCTGGCGTGTCAAAGATTGGAACATATACAGGGAACGGCTCGTCTCAAACCATAAACTGTGGGTTCTCTGCGGGCAGTCGGTTTATTCTTATTAAGAGAACTGACTCTACTGGAAACTGGGCGTTGTTTGACAGCACCCGAGGAATTGTCGCGGGTAATGACCCTGCCATTTATCTCAACAGCACTGCGGCTCAGGTAACTACCGTAGACGCAGTGGACACAGACAGTTCTGGGTTTATCGTGAACCAAGAGGCGAGCATAAACCTTAATGTCAATGCCGCTTCTTATGTTTACCTAGCAATCGCGTGAGGCACGTCATGGAAATACGCATCCGGTCCACTGGCGAGGTAATGGGCGAAGACGGCCTCCGTATGTGGCTGAAGGCCAACGGCGGCCCGTCTTATGAGTCGTTGACGCCAGAAGTTATGGAAGCCATTGGTGTTGATCCTGTGTTTGAGGGACCAGCAGCAACAGGCGGAACTGTCTATCAGTATTCCATGCGTCAAGGCGTAGAGCAGCAGGCGGATGGTAAATGGTATACCAAGTATGTTCTTGGTCCCATCTTTGCCAATGCTCAAGAGCAGGCTGAGTATGAAGCGCAGATGGATGCCGAAATGGCCTCCAGCGTCCGTCAGAGCCGCAACTACAAATTGTCTGCTTGTGATTGGACACAGTTGGCTGACAGCACGGCTGACAAGGCGGCATGGGCTACCTATCGTCAAGCTCTCCGTGATATACCTAGCCAACAGGGTTTCCCTTGGAATGTCATTTGGCCGACTGAGCCGGGAGCTTAACGATGACTATCCCCCGCGATCTATCCAATCTTGCTCCGGGCGCTAATACGTCGGGTGTTTTGCAGCCTTCTAAGGGTGGCACGGGGGCTACCACTCTGGCGGGGGCTAACCTCCCTGTCACGACGGCAAACAACACGTTTACCGGCACGCAGAGCTTCACTGGCACGTCGTCTGCTCTGGCCGCTGTATTTACGGATATTGCCGAGAGCATCACCGTATCTGCAACTGCCGCCACGGGCACGATCAACTATGATGTGACTACGCAGAACGCGCTGTTCTATACGACTAACTCGTCTGGCAACTTCACGGTCAATTTCAGAGGTTCCTCTGGAACTTCTTTGAATACCCTGATGTCCACCGGCCAGATGATTACTGTGGTGTTTCTGGTGACGAACGGTTCGCCAGCCTACTACAACACTGCTGTTCAGGTGGATGGCTCGTCTGTCACGCCTAAATGGCAGGGTGGCACTGCGCCAACGAGCGGAAATACGTCTTCTGTAGACATCTATACCTACACGATTATTAAAACTGGTAGCGCCGCCTTCTCCGTGTTTGCGTCTCAGACAAAATTTGCGTGAGGCTAAAAAATGCCAACCATTGTCACGCGCGGGATAGCTTCTGCAAGGGCACTAGGGTTTGCTGGCATAACGTCAAACCCTCCTCCTACTGTGGAATATCTTGTCGTCGCTGGCGGCGGCGGCGCTGGGTATGGTGGCGGCGGCGCAGGTGGTATGAAAACCGCGACTGGTCTGGCTGTGACCGCCGGCAGCGTTATTTCTGTGACCGTTGGCGGCGGCGGCGCTGGGGGCACCTCAAGTTCTTATAACGGTTCGAACTCTGTATTTGGCGCGATCACCGCCACCGGCGGCGGCGCGGGTTCTGTTGGTGGCCCCGGAGCCGTTGGTGGTTCCGGCGGCGGCGGCTTTCTAAGCGGCGGAAGTGGTTCGACGTCGGGCGGTGCCGGTATTAGTGGAGAAGGTAATTCTGGCGGTAGCGGGGGTAGCGAC